CCAGAAAGAGAAGCAAGACAATGGGCTATAAATAGTTATAATTTACAATTAGAAAAAGCTAGAAAAACTAAAGGGATGTATGAATCAAATAAAAAACTAGTTAAAATACAAAATGATACTGCTGATAGATTAGATGCTATTGATACTGGATTTACAAAGAAAAATAAAGCTGGAGAAACTGTACCTGATGTAGCAGCATGGAAAAAAGCAGGAAGTCCTAAACCAGTTGATCCATTAGATAGAGATAGAAGAGTATTTCCTAAACGAAAATTAGTAGATTCGTTTAAGAAGGGACGTAAGATTGTAAATAGAAAACGAGGTGGCATTATCAAGAAACCCAGAGGTTGGGGTGCTGCTAGATATACAGGAAGATAGGAGATTACTATGGTAGGAATGTACATTATTAAGGGTGGAAAAAGGGTTTTATCTAAATTTGAAGATGATGCAGCCGAAAAACTTTTACGATCTGGAAAGGCTAAGACACCTGAAAAAGTTATGGAAGATCTAGATGCAGCCATACAAAAGTTAAAAAAGCCGGGGGAAAAAGTTATTATTAAATCAGGAACACGTAAAGCTAGTGTACTTCCTACAAAAGAAGCTAATGCATTAATAAAGCAAGGAGAAGCACAAGCTGCCAGTACTGTATTAACTCAGTTAAAAAAAGCTGTTAAGCAAACACAAACTAAGAAAAAGGGTGGAGGACCATTAAGAGGAAGTAAACAAATAATGAACCCTCGACCAATTAAAAAACCTAAAGGTGTAGGTGCTGCCACAAGAGGCTATGGTAAAGGATATAAGAAATAATGCCGTTTAAATCAAAGAAACAATTACAGTACCTTAAAATAAATAATCCACGTTTATATACTAAGTGGAAAGATAAGTACGGTACGAATGTTACTAAGAAAAAAACAACAGGCAAAAGGAGAAAAGTATGAATCATATTATAGATAGACTTAGAGAACCATCTTCCTATGCTGCACTGGCAGGTGTTCTTGCTATGGTGGGTGTTACTGTACCTGTCGATTTATGGCAGAATATAGTTATGCTTGCTTGTGGTGCAGCAGGTGTAGTAGGTTTCTTCATGAGTGAAACACATCATACTCATGGCAAAAAGAAATAAGGAACTCTAATAATGAAAGGTCATACAATAGGAGGTGGTCAGAAACGTCCAACTAAATCTGGTGCAGGTATGACCAAAAAAGGAGTTAGAAAATATAGACGAGAAAATCCCGGTAGTAAACTAAAGACTGCTGTAACAGGTAAAGTTAAAAAGGGTAGTACTGCTGCCAAGAGAAGAAAAAGTTACTGTGCTAGTTCAGCAGGACAGATGAAGAAGTTTCCTAAAGCTGCCAAGAATCCTAACTCACGATTAAGGCAAGCAAGAAAAAGATGGAGATGTAGTTAATGGCAACGTCAGGAACATTTAACTTTAACTTAGATATAGATGAGGTGATCCAAGAAGCTACGGAGATGATCGGGGGTGAACAAACTCTTGGTCATACTCCTGCTTCTGCACGTAGATCTATCAATCTAATGTTAAAGGATTGGCAAAATAGAGGTATATTACTCTGGACTACCTATACTACATTGGTAACTGTTGCTGCCAGTACCACTTCCTATGCCTTGGCAAGTGATACCTTGGATGCATTGGAAGTAGTATTACGTAGAGATGATACAGATTTACAATTACAAAGAATTAGTTTTGAGGAATATCAAATTATTCCCAATAAGAAGCAAACAGGTAGGCCAAGTCAGTTTACGGTAAAAAGAGATAGAGATAATGCTACTGTCCTAGTATGGCCCATACCTGAAAATAGCACAGATATTTTAAATGTAGAAGGAATAAGAGAACTGGAAGATGTAAATAGATCTGCTGATCAGAATGCAGATCTTCCCAAAAGATTTCTTCCTCCACTTACATGTGGACTTTCTTATTATCTTTCGATGAAAACTCCCGGTGTGGATGCTAATAGAATAGGAATGTTAAAAAATAATTATGAAGAATTATTAGTAAGAGCATTGGAAGAAGATAAACAGAGAGCTAGTTTGTTTATTAAACCTCGTTTAAATACGGTATAAGATGGCTAGTAATAAAAATGCTCTAGCAATGTGTGATACATGTGGATTTGTTTATCCACATAGTAGTATGAAAATGAATAGTTATGGGATGCTGGTATGCCCACAGGATTATGAAGGTCGATATGATCTAAAGAATCATCCTCAAAATAGAGTACCTGATGTTAGAGACAACCCGGCAATACGTAACCCTCGTCCTGATACTGGTGGTAGATATGTAGATTGGGAAAATTTATCTACTAATTGGGATGCAGCAAATCAATGGTGGAATATGACATGAGCACATTAACAGGAAAACAAATATCAAATTCGTATAAGCAGCTAATTAAAATGGCTGTTAGTGCCAATGAGGGTGTGTCTGCTGATTTAACACAGATACAAACAGGTGATGGTACTAATATAGCTTTACAAGTAGCTACTGGTGCAATTAAAGCAACAGGAACATTTGGTGTAGATGGTAATGCTTCTGTATCTGGCAATGTACTGATAGGTGGTACAGTATCTATCGAAGGTGCTAATGTTGCAGCACCTAATGCAAAGGTATGTGCTTCTGCATTCTATGGTGATGGTTCCAATATTACAGGTGTTAATTCCAGTGTAGGTGGTAATGTATGTGTAGGTAATATATCAGTAGTAGGAAATGCTTATGTAAGTGGTACGTCACAATTTGTAAGTAAAGTAGAGTTTGACGATGATGTGTGTGTAAGTGGTAATACTGTACTTGTAGGTAACTTAGCCGTAGGTGGAACTACCACCATAACAGGAGCCGTTAGTCTTGGAAGTACACTGGATGTAGCTGGTAATGTATCAGTCAGTGGTACGTTTAAAGCAACAGGTGCAGCTACCTTTGCCTCTACAGTTACTGTATCAGGTGACGGAACATTCAAGAAAGATGTATCGGTCAGTGGTGATGCTAATATAGGTACGAACTTGACCGTAGCAGGTACAGCAACGATAGGTGGAGCTACCAGTATAGCAGGAGCCTTGAGTGTAGGTGGAGCTACGAACTTACTCAGTACATTAACCGTAGTAGGTAAAGCTGAGTTTGATGACGATGTATGTGTATCAGGAAACTCAGTATTAGTAGGTAACTTGACTGTCGGAGGTACAGCCACTATTGGTGGTGCTGTAACTATGGGAGATTCTCTTGGTATAGGAGGAGCTTTATCAGTAGTAGGCAATACATCCATAGGTGGTAATCTAAATATAGCAGGAACTGTTACCATAGTAGGTACAGGTATACAAGCAGCCAATGCAAAAGTTTGTGCATCTGCTTTCTACGGTGATGGATCTAATTTAACGAATGTTCCAGCTACTGGTAATGTCTCAGTTTCAACTTTACGAGTAACAGGAAATGCTACAGTTGGAGGTGCTCTTAGTGTAGCAGGTGCTGTTAATTTCCTAAGTACAGCTACCGTATCTGGAGCTACTGGTTTCTTAAATACAGTACGTGTATCAGGAGCTACAAGTCTTGGGAGTACACTAGATGTAGCAGGTAATACATCTCTTGGTGGTACTCTGGCACAAACAGGTATAGCCACCTTTGCAGCTAAAGTAGAATTTGACGATGACGTATGTGTATCAGGTAATACAGCTTTAGTAGGTAATTTAACTGTAGGAGGTACAGCAACTATAGGTGGAGCAACTAGTATAGCAGGTGCTCTTAGTGTAGGAGGTGCTACTAATCTTGGAAGTACACTTACTGTGGCAGCTAAAGCAGAATTTGACGATGATGTGTGTATCTCTGGTAACTCCGTACTTGTAGGTAATCTGACTGTTGGAGGGACAACTACTATTACAGGAGCTGTTAGTCTAGCAAGTACACTGAATGTAGGTGGTGCTGTTACAGTTGCAGGTGCTGCTGTATTAAAGAGTACACTTAAAATTGAAGGTGGTAGTCCCGGTGCAGATAAAGTATTAACCTCAGATGCAGATGGTGATGCTTCTTGGGCAACACCAGCTCAAGGTGGTGCTGGATTATTTATGGGTACAAATGGTAAAACAGGAGATACTACAGATGGTTTAGGAGATGTTATACGAGTCAATAGTGCAACTATAGCTTATAGCGGAACATTAACTATTGCAGCTAATACGAATGGTGCAGCAGCAGGACCAATTACAGTAGGCTCAAGTACAACACTTCAAGTTGATGGTG